CGACAAGGGCGCGATTCTCGCCGCCCTGGCCGAGCGCGGCATCAAGAAAGACCGACGCAGTTCGCTGGAAAGCCTTAAGGCCGCATTGGCCGAGGCGGATGAAGAAGAACCGGAAGCCTGATCGTGTACGGCGATCTTGCTGGGGCTGATGCTTACCATCTCGCGCGGGCCAATGCCGCGTGGGCGGCGCTGACGGAACCTGCCAAGACCGCCGCACTCGTTCGTGGGTCGGATTACGTGGACGGCCGTTACCGCTGGCGCCTGATGTCCGGGCGTTGGCAGTCCATGTTCCGGGGCGTGAAGACCGGCGGGCGGGCACAGGCGCGTGAATGGCCGCGCACTGGTGCGACCGACTACGAAGGGCTTGAAATCGAGCCGGACGAAATCCCCGAAGAAGTGCAGCACGCAGCCTATGAGGCAGCACTGCGTGAAGCGGCCACGCCCGGCAGCCTTTCGCCTGATTACGTCGCAGCCTCGCAGGTGACGAAGGAAAAGGTCGGGCCGGTAGAGGTGCAGTACGCATCAAGCGCGGTCAGTGCCAACAGCACGCCGAACCGGCCCGTTGTTGCGGTGATCGATGAGCTTCTTGCGCCGCTGCTGTTTCGCCCCTACGAACTGCCCGGCATCACGGTGGTATGAGCGCTTTCTACGACCGCCTGAACGCCACGGCGCAACGCCTGATCAGCACTTATGGAAAGGCCGCCACCGTCGTTCGCTTGGTCAAGACAGGCCCGGCACATGCGCCGGTCATTACTGACGACCCGTACCCCTGCCAGATCGTAGAGGCCGGTTACAAGCTGTCGCTGATCTCGGAAACGCTGATTCAGGTCGGCGACAAGATGGGCCTGATCTCAACCACCATTGCAATTGTCCCGGACACGAAAGACAAGATCGTGATCGACGGCGCCCGGTACAACTTCGCAGAGGTGATGCCGCTGAACCCCGGCGGCACGGTTCTGCTTTACGAATTTCTCGCGCGGGTGTGAACAAATCCGCGCGCCAGTTGGTTGCTGAGCTTGAGCGCCTAGAGCCAACCGTTGCCCGCGCCTATCTGGCCGAGGTGCAGCGCTTGGTCGGAGCGGCAAGCATTGCGGAGGTGGAGTCGCTGATCTCGGTCGGCAACATCGCCGGGGTCATCACCGCCCTGCAATTCAGCGAGGCGGACTTGTCGCAGTTGCTCGAATCAATCCGGGGCGTGTACGTGACCGGCGGAACGATTGAGGCCGGTTCGTTGCGTCCGCCCCGTGGTTTGGGCCGTGCCGCGATCCGCTTTGATGTCCGCAACACGCGGGCGGAAACGTGGCTGCGCACTGAGTCCAGCCGCTTGGTGGTGGACATTGCGGCCGGTCAACGGGACGGCATTCGGGCGGCAGTGGCACGTGGCACGGAGATAGGCCGCAATCCGCGCCAGACGGCCCTTGACATCGTTGGGCGCATCAGCCGACAGACTGGCCGCAGGTCGGGCGGCATCGTCGGCCTGAGTGGCCCACAGGCGCAGTACGTGGTGAACGCAAGGGCGCAGTTGCTGAGCGGCGATCCGGAGCAGATGCGCCAGTATTTTGAGCGCGTCCGGCGTGATCGTCGCTTTGACAGCATCGTGCAACGGGCGATTGATGCCGGGAAGCCGGTGAAGGCTGCCGACGTTGATCGCATCGTCGGGCGTTACTCGGATCGCCTGTTGGCATTGCGCGGCGAGACCATCGCCCGCACTGAGTCGCTGAGCGCGTTCAACGCGGCTCGGAATGAGGTTTATGAGCAGGGCATCCAAGAAGGTCTGTTTCGGGCCGACTCGGTGCTGAAAGAGTGGAGCACGTCCGGCGATGGCCGCACCCGTGACACGCACATCGCCATGGATGGCCAGCGCCAGAAACAGGGCGAGCCATTTCGCAGCCCATCCGGCGCGATGCTGATGTTCCCCGGCGATACGTCACTGGGTGCCGGTGCAGCCGAGGTGATTCAGTGCCGCTGCATGTCGCAAACCCGCGTTGACTGGATAGGGGAGGCAACCTGACATGGCCAAACAAGCATCAGCGGTTGCCGACGCATGGGCGCTCAAGTGCAGAAAGCGCGCCCTGGCCATTTTCCGCGAATCGGTACAACGCACGATTGAGGAAGCCCAAACGCCGGTTGCCAAGGGCGGGAAGATGCGCGTCGATACCGGGTTTTTACGTGGTTCCGGTGCTGCATCATTGACCGGCATGCCCACCGGCCCGCGCCGTCCGATTGAAGAGGGCGCGACGTTCGATTTTCTCGGCGATGGCGTGACCCTCACTATTGGCCGGGCGCAGCTTGGCGACACGATTTTTTTCGGGTGGTCAGCTGAGTACGCGCGGGCACGTGAGGCGCAGGACGGCTTTCTACGATCCGCCGCGCAGAACTGGCGGCCCACGGTGGCAAAGGTCACCCAAGAAGCCAAGGCGCGCATCCGATGAACGACGATGCGGTTTGGGATGCCTTTGCAACGTTGGCGGGGACGTTCGCAGCCGGTTACAGCCCGGCGATCCCGGTCATCTACTCCGGCACCGGTGGCGAGCCGCCGGACGAAGGCATCTGGATTGAGTGCAAGTATTTCCCGAACCGGACGCTCCAATACGGCGTGAAGGCGTCCGAGGTCATCAGCCTGCGCGGGTTTTGCCAAGCGATGGTCTGCAACCGCCCCGGCGCCGGGCTTAATCCGTCAATGGACGTTGTGCGCGATCTGATCGCGTACTTCGACACCGGCACCGTGCTGGGCCCGGCCTATGTGTCCCGGCCGCCATACGTTTCGGCTGTGATCGAAGAACCGGCGCGGGTGAAGCTGCCCATCACGATCCCCTATGCCGCCCACGGGTCGCGCTGAACTGCCGCAGTGTGATCGGTGGGTGATCTGCGCATCTGGTCCGAGCATGATTTACACCGATGTCGCGCACCTTCGCCGGTTCCGGTCGTGGCGCGTGATGGTCATCAACAACACGTGGGAGCTGATCCCATGGGCGCACGTGCTGTACGCCTGCGATTTTCAGTGGTGGGCACGTTACGGCACCGCAGCCGAGGCGTTCGCCGGTCAGAAATGGACCCTGAGCAGTGCCGCGCAATTGCGATACGGCATCAACCGAATCGAGAGAGGGCAGGGCGCTGGCCTTTGCACTGAGCCCGGCCACATCAACACCGGCGGCAACGGTGGGTATCAGGCCATCAATCTGGCTTGGCACATGGGCGCGAAACGGATCGTGTTGCTGGGCTACGACATGCACCGCAAGAACGGCGGGCACTGGCACGGCGAGCACGAAGGGATGCTCAGCGCGCCGGAGAGCCACATCAACGCATGGCGGCGCAACTTCGAGCCGCTGGCGAATGACATGGCAAAGGCGGGAGTTAGCGTCATCAATGCCACGACGGGGACGGCGCTGGAATGTTTCGAGCGGATGCCGATGGTTGAGGCCTTGAAATGCTGATCGTCGCCAATGGACAAAGCGCGCGGCTTGTGGACTTTGATCGGATCAAGGCGCCAATCATCGCGGTCAACGGCGCCATCGATTGGCTGCCCCGCGCTGACTTGTGGTTCACCCTCGACATGAGCGAAGAGAATCGCCAGCGGTTCGATCGGCAACGCCCGGCGGTGAAATACATCGCGTGTGGCGAGCCTGGGCATGTTCGCCGGGTGTCGCATCGCGGAGCGGAACCTGCGGACAAATCGAGTCCAGAATGGTGGCGGTGGAGATGGTCGGCAAAACTTGGTCTGAGCGAAGACCCCGGCGCGATCCACACCGGCAACAGCGCCTACGGTGCGCTGGGTCTGGCGTACCACATGAGGCCGAAGCGGATTGTCTTGTGCGGAGTGGACGCCGATGATCAGCCGCGAATTGATGGGAAGATGACGCGCAGCCTGGCGCATCTGTCGATGTTGTTCGAGAGCGCATTGCCGCAACTGCGGGGCGCTGGAATTGAAGTGGTGAACGCGAGCCCATGGAGCCGCGTCACCTGTTTCCCAAAAATTGACCCCGCAAAGGTGCCCGAATGGATCATTTGAACGCAGAGCGCGCCAAGTACGAAAAGATGTGGGCGCAGCCTGCATATCGCGAACGCTCGCCCGGCTTCCGGCTGGTGGCGACCGCGTTTGATTGGATGGGCATGCGGGAAGGTCAGACCCTTTGCGACTACGGCGCCGGTACTGGCCGGGCGTCGCAGTGGCTGGCCGATCATGGCTTGCGGGTGACTGCATTCGACATTGCCGAGAATGCCATCACCGAGTTCGACGGCCCGAAGGTCATCGGCACGCTGTGGGACATGCCCGCATTCGGCACGTTCGACTACGGGTTTTGCTGCGACGTGATGGAGCACATCCCGCCTGAGCATGTGAGCGACTGCCTGAAGGGCATCGCACTTCGCACGGCCCGATGCGCCTTCTTCCAGATCGCACTGTTTGAGTGCCACATGGGCAAGGGGATCGGGGAGCATCTGCACCTGACCGTCAAGCCAACGAACTGGTGGGTTGCTGCATTGCAGCGGCATTTCGGTTCCGTCGAGATCAAACCCGGCGAAACAAAGTACGTCATCGCAAAATGCACACCGTAGCGACGGTATTGCGGTCTGGCGGTCATTACGGTGCCGACTATGTGGAGCGCATCAAAGCGGACCTTGAGAAGCATTCACCGGGCGTCCGGCTGGTTTGCCTGTCGGACTGCGCCGTGCCATGCAAGCGGATTCCGCTGCGTCACGACTGGCCGGGCTGGTGGTCAAAGATCGAACTGTTCCGGCCCAGCGTGTTTCGCGGTCATGTTCTGTATTTGGACCTTGACACCGTCATCGTCGGTGACATCGCGCCGCTGTTTCGGGATCAATTCACGGCGCTGCCTGACTTCTACCGCCCGAATGAGGGCATCGGTTCCGGCGTGATGGCGTGGCGCGGCGGAATGTCGCATCTGTATGCCGAGTTTTCAAAAGCGCCTGAGCGTTGGATGGCCCGCTGCACCACCCGGCAATGCTGGGGCGATCAGGGCTTCATTCAGACGCACGTCGAGGCTGATCGGTTCGGTGTTGAGGCGCAGTCGGCAAAGATTCAAGGCGACCGCCGCAAGGCCCGCGTCATTTGTTTCCACGGCCAGCCCAGGCCACGCGATGTAGGATGGGATTACCGCAAAGTGGCGGCCCGAAGGATGCACGCATGACAGACAAGATTCACCAACTGCCGACAAAGCCTGATGCGATACTCGCCGCCGGCGAAGAACTGCGCCGGAAGCTGCCCGCGCTGATCGAGAACGCAACCATGATCGCGAAGCTGAAACGCGCCCATTACGACGCCTACCTGAAAGAAGGCTTCACCCCTGAACAGGCAATCGAGCTGATCAAGAAGCTCTAACCAATCCGGCTCAGCCGGTAACCGCAACCCGCCCCTCGGCGGGTTTTTTTTCGCCCGCTCTCAGCGGGTTTTTTTATGCCCGTGAGGAACCCCAATGGCTGACCCTACTACTTACCTGAATGCAACCGTCTCAATCTCCACCGTCGCGCAGAACGTTGACATCAACGAAGCCGCGTTCGAGGGGCTGAGCTACACCGAGATCGCCAACGTCGGAACGATTGGCCAGTACGGCAACGAAACCAACATGGTGAATTACCCCGTGCTGGCACGCGCGTTGACTCTCAAGGCCAAAGGCCAGACCGACGGCGGCAGCTTCACGATCGAATGCGCCGTTGACCTGGTGGACGCCGGGCAGGTCGCCTTCAAGGCTGCTGGCCAGCCAGCCGTGCGCGACTCTTACGCCTTCAAGCTCGATCTGCCGAACGGCGCCGTGCACTACCTGCGCGGCCCGGTTGCCGGTCCGGTCTATCCGGGCGGCGGCAATGAGGACTTCATCCGATCGGTGTTTACCGTCGGCGTGAATCAGTTCCTCGAAGCGACCGTTTCGGCTTAACGCCACCCCTTCCGTCGGCCTAGCCCTCATGAGGGCGAAAAGGGACCTGATCCGCCCCCTGGCCGGTGGATTCATTTGGATCGATCAGATGAGGATCAACTAATGGATATTTCCGCAGCTTTCACCCCTGTTTCAACCCGCCCGCTCAAGATTTTGCACCCCGGCACTGATGAGCCGACCGGCCTTGTCCTGAACCTGCGCCCGCTAACTGACCGCAAGGTCAAGAAAGTGAAGCACGACATCCAGAACAAGCGCTTGGCGAGCCGGAAATTCAAGGTCACGTCGGAGCAGCTTGAGAACCAGACCCTCGAAATCCACATCGCGTGCGTGGAGAGCTGGGAATGGAACGGCGACTCCAACTGGGGCGGAAAGAAGCTCGATTTCACCGAAGAAAACGTCCGCGAGGTTTTGAGCAACCCAATCGTCAGCGATCAGGTTGACGCAGACCTTGGCGACATCGCGGGTTTTTTGGAGAACTGACCGAAGCCCTGATCGAGGCCGTCGAACACCACGTTCGGTATTCGATCCTCGGATCAGACGGGATTTCGCGCCGAGAGCGCAACGAGCGCTTCAAGACGCGGACCCCTGATGAGCCTGAAATCCCGGACGTGGTGACGCACGTCTGGGACCACTTCCACGAACTATCAAACCAGCGCCACAGCGGGCCGGAGCCCCTGTCATGGGGCGAGATTGAATCGTGGTCGCGGCTCACCGGAACGCCGGTCAGTAACGACGAAGTATCGATGCTCATTGCGATGGACAGCGCCTATCGGCATGCCGTCAGCAACGAGCAATCAAGCAACAGAAAGCAAGCCCAACCGGAACCCAAGGGAGGTAGATGAATGGACATCGCTGAACTTGGATTCCGCGCGGACTCCAGTAGCGTCCGCACTGCGACGCGAGACCTTGACCGACTGTCTGGCACCACTCGCAAGACCGAAACCGCAACGCAGCGGCTTGAGCGTGAGAACGCGAAGCTGGAGCGGTCGTTCTTCGGCGTGCGCAATGCTGTCGTCGGCTTCGTGGGCGCCTTTGCATCGATTCAAGGCATCCAGGCGCTGTCTCGCATCGCCGATCAGTACGCCAACATGACGACGCAAATTCGTCTGGCGACCAACGGACAGGAAGCGTTCGCGGCGGCAAGTGCTGAGGTGTTCGCCATCTCGCAGCGCACCAGCACGGCGCTGGCCAGCACCACGAACCTGTATGCCCGAATTACCCGGTCGACGGCTGAGTACGGCATTGAACAGGCCCGCATCCTCGCCATCACCGAGACGATCAACCAGACGTTTGCGGTGTCGGGCACGGCTGCCGCCAATCAGGCGAACGCCATCACGCAGTTGACGCAAGCCTTCGCGGGCGGCGTGCTGCGGGCCGAGGAATTTAACTCAGTCATCGAAAACAGCCCCCGGCTTGCGCAGGCGCTGGCCGATGGCTTGGGCATTGGTATTGGCGCACTGCGTCAGCAAGTCAACGACGGCGAAATCACCGTCCAACGGATGATCGCAGCGCTTGAGAGTCAGGCGCAGGCCGTCGAGGAAGAATTCTCGCGCATGCCGATCACGATTGAACGCGGGTTCACGCAGGTGAGCAACGCGGTTCTGAAATTCATCGGCGAAGCGGATCAAGCGCGTGGTGTTTCGGCAGCGTTGGGGGGCTCGCTGGCGGCGCTTGCCGAGAACCTTGGCCTTGTCATCAACGCGCTGGCTGTCGTCACGGTGGCAGCGGCCGGGGTAGGGTTGGGGCGGTTGTCCTCTTCGGTCATCGGATCGGGCGTCGCCTTCGCGCAGGCTTCGGCAGTGACGCGCGCGCACTCAGCCGCGCTTGTTGAGAATGCCCAGAGAGAAGCCGCCAGCGCTGCCGCATCGCTTGCATCTGCCCGCGCCTCAGAGGTCAAGGCGGCGGCAGAGGTCAACAGCGTCCGCGCTGTGGTGGCTTCCGTGCGGGCAGAGGTTGAGTTGGAGAAAGTCCGACTCCGAGCGCAGATTACCGAACAGGGCCGGGCCGCCACGATTCAGCGCATGGTTGCCGCAAGCGCATCACTGGCATCAGCCAACAGACTGTTGGCCACCACTGAAACCGCGCTTGCTGGCGCCACTGCCGCAACTGCCGCCTCACAGACCGCGAAAGCAGCTGCCACTGCGCGCGCTACTGCCGCAACTGCGGCGGCCACCCTTGGCGCAAGGGCACTCGCTGCCGGAATCGCCGTCGTCCGTGGCGCGCTGGCTTTGGTTGGCGGCCCTATCGGCGCCGTGGTCGTTGGACTGACCGCTCTGGTGCTTTGGTTCAACCGGGCACGTGATGCGGCTGGAGAGCTGTCCGGAGCGCCTCAGAAATCAATCAGCGAATTGGCTGATGAGGCAGAACGCTTACGTTCTGGCGGGCCATTGCTGGCACCCGACCAATTACGTGGCGTGGAAGAGGCGCAGGCGCAAATTCAACGGCTTGCCAACGCGATGGGCATCTATGAAGCGCAACGCCAAGCTGCGATAGCGGCGGGCGACACCTTCGGCGCCACTCAGATCGCCGTCGAGATGAACAACGTCGCAGGCGCAATCGAGAAGACCGCCAATGACATCCGTCGGCTGAATGAGGCGGTCAAGCCGGTGCCGATTGTGCTTGGCGAGACAGAAACCGCCGCAACTGCCGCAGCCGACGCCATTGGCAACCTCTCCACCGCCGAAGCCGACCGCCTAGCCGACCTGCAAGAACAGATCGCTTTTCAGACCCGCATCAACGAACTGATGCGCGATGGCCGCACCGAATCCGAAGCGCGGTTTGTCGCTGAGTTTGAAGCGGCAGATGCGCTGACGCGGCAGTTGATGGTGCAGCAACAAGTGACCGAGGGCCTAGCCAATGCGCAGAATGAAGCCGCGCGCGCCGCTACCGCAACCGCCGAAGCCAACAAGCGCGCCCAAGAAGAAGCCGCAACTGCCGCCCAACGCGCCGCAGACGAAACCGCAGCTGCTGCGCAGCGTATGCGTGATGAGCTGAATCGCGGCATCACTGATGGCCTGCTGCGGGGCTTTGAGGCGGGCAAGAGTTTTGCTGACAATTTCATCGACGTACTCAAGGCGCAGTTCCAGTCACTGGTGCTGCGCCCGACAATCAGCTTCATCGTTTCAGGCATTCAGAGCGCTATTGGCCAGATCGGCGGGGCGGCGTTTTCATCTCTGACGGGTGGCGGTGGCATCGCTGGCCTGTTGGGCGGGACGAGCGGCGGCATCGGGGCCGCGATCTTTAACGGCACGCTGCCGCTGATCGATGCCATCGGCAACACGTTCCCGACGCTGGCCTCATCGCTGACTAATCTAAGCGCAAGCCTCACTGCGCTTTCGCCGGGCATGCTGGCCCTTGGGGCGGCTGGGGCTGCTGGACTATTTGCAGTCGGTCGCGGCCTGGCCGTCGATAACAGCCGTGTCGGCGAAAACGTCCAGGGCGCGGCTGCAGTGCTTAACCCGTTGTCACTTGTTGCCAGCGGTCTTGACCGCATCACCGGCGGCGGAGCTTTCGGGACCAAATTCAGAACCGTTGGGCAGGAGCTGACGCTATCCGTCGAGGACGGCGTGATCGAATCCATGCTCTGGGTCACGCAGAGCCGCAAGCGCTCCGGCTTTCGTGGCCGCAAGTGGCGCGCGTGGTCTGAAGAGTTCAACACCGAGATATTCCAAGCCGCATTCGATTCGCTGGCCGAAACAGCTGGGCAGGCGGCGCGTCTTGCGGGCACCGGGCTTGACCTGAGTGCGACGATTCAACGCGACATCTTCCGCGACGAGAACGGCGCTCAACTGGCGTTTGATGACCTCGCCACCGTGATTGCTGAA